TTGAAACTAAATCCTGGAGATACGAAATTACCAGCACAGTTGCCATATATTGAACCACGAGATTCTGCTGATGTAGAACGATCATTGAAAGATACTGCATTCCTATCAAGAATGTTGATACCATCATAACCACCATACAATATAGTCGTAAATTGTGCATAGTTTGAGAAGTTATTGAAAATACTTCCTGAAGCACGATTTAACAATGTTGCAAATGTTATTCTTGGATTGCCGCTAACATCATCTGTTATTGTATAATTTGTTACATCTGGAGAGCCGTTTCTTATGTAAGCGGCATCTTTCATGTAATTGTCAACTGTATTTGTTAGATTGGTATAACTTGAAGCATTTAATGCAACTCTTGCAAGAGTAAACTTGTTGCTATTGAATGCATCAGTATTAGAACCAGTAACTAAAGCATCCAATTCTCTTACACCAAAGAATTTAGTTAATGAAGATACTAATGAATTTTGTCTTAATTCTACGTTTGTATTGAAAATTTCCGTGTTTCTTTCAAACTTAACACCCCAGCACAAACGAGAATCAGCAATTTCTGTTAATCCTGATTCCCCTGTGAAAGATGGAGAAGTATCAACAGAACCACGGGTTAATTTGAATCTAAATGGAAGTGGAGGAACAATTGCTGCCAAAATTCTAGCATCAGCAGTAGAAGAAGCTGTTGCTGCAAATCTTATATCGCCAGCAGCTCCAACAGAATCAGACAACAGAGAATTAGTCTTTAGGAATTCTGGTCCACGGAAACCAAATGGCAATGCACTATTTGGGACATTACCTCTTTCAACTTCAGAATTTACTACAACTCTAATGTAATTTGATTTATTTGGGTAATTTCCTTCAACTACAACTCTTCTATCGCCTAAATCTACAGCATCAAAATTAAATCTTACTGATGTGTCACCTATTACTCTTGCAATATAGTTATCTGATTTTGGATCTAGACTTACATTATTAAATTGTTCAAGTACTTCTTGTTGATAATCGTTATCAGCAAAATTTCTTACAAGTACAGTAAATGTTCCGAATCTATTTTGTGGATTTGTAGAGGCATTTAAAGAGACAATAGAAATCTTAAATTTACTATTTGCATAAGCGCCATCGTCAAGAGATTCAATTCTAAACAAATCATATTCAACATTACCAAATGGTTGTGAAATAAATGATGTTGTTTTTGGATTCTTGTATCTTGTATCAAATCTGCCGAACATGTCACGGAATTTCAAAGATGTAATACCGGAGTTAACAGAAGTATTTTGTGAACCGGAAGCGATACAAATATCATTGCTTCCAGTGCCTACGTTAGCGACTTCTGAATCTACGGCGAAATCAGCATACAAATAATGTCTTTGTTCTCCAAATTTTTCTGGATCTGTGTTTAGCAATTTGCCAAAATAATCTTCTTGACTTGGATCTAAACTGGCAGTGAAAATTCTAACGCCCAAATTCCCATCGCCATTTCCGAATGTAGCACCTTGAGATGTAGAAACAGCGATTCTAATCTTTCTCAGAGTTGCATCTGGAGTGGCATAATCATCAGAATTGGCTGACCAAGCTTCTCCAAGATTCATTATTTGGATTCTTGTATCATTAGCTGTGAAAATTGCACCACGTACAAGATATACGCTGTCATTACCAGAACCATTAGTCATTGTATAACTTTGATTATCTGTAAACATTGGAAATCCAACAGCTTCAGATCCAGTTACATCATGTCTTGCAAGTAAGAATTGAACGTAACCTTGTTCTAATCCAATAGCATTTTTTGAACCTGTGATTTTAAAACCAGCATTAACAACTAATCCTGTTGTTCTAGTGTTTTCAATATCTGTAGAGGTTTGATTAGAACCGGCACCTAAAACTCTTACGAAGGTTAGTGCATTTCTATTTGCCAAGAATTTTTCTACTGCATATGGCGCAGCATATTTTGAATTCAGATCTCCATATTTAGAAATGAAATCATTAAAAGAACCAACAGTGTATGGAACGAATGCTGGTCCTTTTTCAGAAGCGCCGACAATACCGGCAGGTACTCCAACAGGACCGCTTGATACTGCGGTCAAATCTATTTCTCTGTCAAAGAAGCCTGGGAATTTAAAAAGTTGTTCTGCCATTTTATCCTCTTATTTTGAGCCTTACTATTTTTGAATGCTTCAGATTCTAAATAGTTTTTATAAATTGGGTTATCTACTATAAAAAGAAAATAATTGTATTTCATTTCAAAGAAAGCAGAAATTCCTCAATAGTTTGTATATCTGAGGCTGCAAAAACTGTTTCTCCGCTCTTTTGATTGGATTCTAAGATGCTTACATACTTAAAATTCTTTTTTCCAGTCATAGGATCAATAACATTTTTTTTGTAATATAATCTTTGAGTTGTAGTAGGAGTTTGAGCTTTGGCGGGATCTGCTTCAATATCTGTTAATGAAAATTTGTTTTCTGCTTTGTTTTGTATAGCATCAATTGCTTTTTTAGGTTGTAATTCAGAACCAAGAATGTTAGTTTCAAATGATATGTTAGGAGCAGAAATCCATCTTCTAATTGGAACCAGATCAGATGGTCCTTGACCAGCTAATAAATAACCTTTTACATCAACTGTAAAATTATATCTTATTAATCTTTCTTGATCTGTAAAATCATCAAAATTATCACCTTTAGTGAAATCATCATTTGCATTTGCCATAAACCAATAACCTTTATCAGTTACAAGCTTCCAATTTCTTCCTTGTGGCAAATATGATGTCATTAATGTTTCTATCATATAATTCATATGTTGAGTATATTTGGTCCAAAATATTATTTCATATGTAGCTTTGAAAAATTGTGGCTGTGGAATGCTGATAATTTCAAATAAATTATTGTTATTGTGAGCCTGTAATAAACCACCTTGCAATGTTTCTAAAGTGTTCTTATAATCACCTTGTGGTCTATTACTTGATGGAAAATTAGGATCTAAATTTTTCAAACCTAATTTATTAATCAAAGATTGATAATCTCTATCTTGTGGATCAAACCTTCTCTTGATAAAAATATTGCCAGTTGTTTGATTCATACCACGACTATTTTGTTCTGCATAAGAATGAATTATGTTTGCTCTACGAATAGAAATCGCTGGCAATACTAATTCTTTAGAACGTTTATCACGAGGTGGCTTAAGACTTTTTGCTAAAGCAAATCGTTCACCTGTAGCTAAAATTACATATGGTTTATTTAATTCTATTTTACCCGCAGATGCTCTTATTACCTTTTTTGTAAAAGGAATAGTTTTATCAAATAAATCAAATATTGCAAAATCACAATCTTCTATTCCACATGGAGGAATATTAAATTCCGATGGAGCTTCTTCATAGCCAGAATCTAAATGATCTTTTGGGTTTCTAGGATCTTGAGGTATGTTTTGGCGAACTATATTATCTGACATATGATTAATTAGTTTTTATTTTATATTAATCGTCTTCATAAAATTTAGTGCTGCTATTTGTTTGATCAATGTCAACTTTCCTTGGTCCTTCTCCAAGAGCAATTGGTGCCATGTCCTCGGACAATCTTTCCCTAATTTGTCTTGTATCCCCTGTAAGTCCATCAATAGTGTTGCTATCTAAACCACGTTGTTGTTCAAATGCTTTTTGCGTGTTAGCTTCAGTAAAGTTCTTATTATTTTCATGAATTTGTTTCTTATAGAAATTTGCATCAAATTCAGATTTTCTTGCTAATCTACCAGATATCTTATAACCAAGTTCATGATCTGCTTGTCCATATATGTTATTAACTTGTATAACTGCCATAATCTCAAAAGGCAAATCTCCATATATAAAATAATCGCCTTCTGAAAGAGTAAAGCCTTTGTCAAGTAAATCTCTTATTTGTACATTCAATTCTAGTTTTTGTTGTTGTTCAAACCCAAATTGGTTTGTTTTCACTTCCCAACTTGGTTGACCAGCTAATACTTCTAATTTAATTGGATTTTCAAATATTTTGTCTACTGCTTCTTCGTAGATTGGATGTATTTGTGTTTTCAATGTAGAAATCGGATAATAAAAAATATATTGTCCGATAATATCTTTTATCACTTCTTTCGTAATGTCATTGATAAAGGCTATTTCTCGACTTGTTATGAATAATTTTGACATATAGATAAGTATTTAGAATATTCAGAGGGAACGTTTTATCTACTCTCCTATAAATAAATTAAAACGTGGAGGCATTGGTAGATGTTGTAGTAATTTCATTTGATTTTCAGCTCTTAGAGCACTCATCTCATCAAGTTTCTCGTAAGATAAGCTTTCTAATTTAGAAACAAGTCCACCTTCACCATAAAGCAAATCTTTTTTATCTTCTCTGCCTTCTGATAACATTGTGTCTCCATCAAGAGTTAATTCAGCTCCAGGAATAGGAATTGTTTTCATTTTACCTCTTACGTGACCAAGGATTTCTTTACTTAATGCAAGAGTCATTTGAAAAATCCAATTTCTTGCCCAAGGATTTATAGAAGAATATTGTATAAACCCCATTGGAATATTTGCTGGATTGGATGCTCCAAACAATACTGTATTTGACAAAGCAAAGTTTTGTCCACCACCGCCTGCTCCACCGCCTGCAAGGCTACCAGAAGGTTGTGAACCTGAGAAGTATGTACCGATTATTCCTGGTACCGCAGATTGTGGAAAAGAAACTCTTATCCATAATCTATCATTGAAAAATGGGATTAAATTACTTGGTGTAGGAAGTATTCTAATATTTCTACCAGTAACTCTATAGGAATAATGAGAACGTCTAACACGAGAGGCAGCATCTAACATCCCCGCTCTCAATACGTCTTCAAACAATGGAAGAACATAGAAGCGTGTATCTGGGATATAACTTTCCACAGGAAGACCTGAAGCAATGAAATTAGATGCAAGATTGCTGTTAAATACATATTGTGTAGGAGCAGAATGGAATATTTCTAGAATTTTCATTCTTCCTTGATATCCGTTACTTCCAGATAACATGTATTGTGACAAAGGCACTCCATTATTATCAACAAGTTCTGTATATAAATTATAATCTTGTCTTCCTTCGTAAAGTTTTATTGATCCTGTGTAAGAATCAAGAGTCTGACCATAGCCTACTTCAGAAGCATAAGGTTCAGCTTGTCTTACAAGATATTCAAGATTTGGTTGTATATAATTGTTAACAAGATTAATATCATTTTGATATTTTCCAGTTACTGGATCAATACTTCCAGTAGGAATACCAAGAAGATTTGTAAGATTTGAACGAGCTTGATACATGATGATTTGTGAATTAAACATTAATGCTGCTTCTTCAAAACAAGCCCATATCATCTTTTTTGTCAATTCAACGCTTAATACATCTTCGCCAAGCTTTCTTAAAACGAATGTAATAATTTTATCTGCATCAGTTTGGAATGCGACATCTGAGTCGAAAAACCCAAATGGTGTTGGCTTTAATACTGTGTTAAAGGTATACATATAACTAATTAGTATGAGATTATGAGCAAACAACTATTAAAAACTTATATCCGTCAAATCATTAAAGAAACATTAGAAGCTGAAAAAAAGCTTCGTGTGTTTGACCTCGATGATACTCTTGTAAAAACTAATAGCAAAGTACACATTACAAAAGCTTCTGGAGAAGAATTATATCTCACTCCAGCAAAGTATGCAGTTTATGAAAAAGAACCTGGAGATGTCTTTGATTATAGTGACTTCCAAGGTTTAGTAGATCCAAAAGCTATTGGATGGACAACGAAAATTCTTAAACGTGTAATCAATAAACACGGAACAGATGCTGCGGTTATTCTTACCGCACGGGGAAGCGAAGAACCTGCTCGTGAATTCTTTCGTTTAAATGATATTCCAGAAATTCCTATAGTTGCTCTTGGAAATAGCGATCCAGAAATGAAAGCCCAATGGATCAAATATGTTGCTAAAAAGTTTGGATATAAAGAAATTGAATTCTTTGATGATAGTCCAAAAAATATAGCCGCCGTTCAAAGACTAAAAGTTCCAGGCGTTAAAATTATTGCTCGTCTTATCCTTCATTGAATATGAATTTTTTTCCAAAATTTATTCCATAATCTTCACACCAACCACCACGTAATTCAATAACATATTGGCATGGATTGGTTATACATATAGATGTTTCATCATTCGCTTTTAAACGAATTATTTCCATAACCCTTAAATCTTTATCTAATGCTACAAGATCAAGATCATATGGAACATTTTTCATCCAAAAACTTAATTGTCTTTCTTCAGGATATAAAAAGAATAAACCAAAACCATCATGTGGTTCTGGCTTATACATGAAACCTTCGCTTTGTTCTTCCGGTGTCGTTAGTACATGAAAATATATTTCAACACCATCTAGTGTTCCAGTTCTTTGTCCGTTAAATCGTCTCCAATTAGAGAAAATCTCTTTCATCGTCTTCATAATCAATAAATAGTTGCTTGTTAATATCAAAAGGTTCAATATAACTATCTGATACAAAAATGAACTTGTTTTCGATTAGTACGAGG